TCGAATGCTTGGCATGTTGATATGTTACGGGTTGATAGCCGGTACAAGGGTAATAACCTCGCGATCAAGGTTTACAGGTTTATGATGAAAAAAATGAACATCACCATGATGGCTGGTACGCAACAGTCTGCTGGTGGTCGGTATGTTTGGAACAAACTATCCAAGACCCCCGGCGTTGTGGTCTTTGCCAAGAAGTCGCCCTATTCTAAGGTTATCGACTTTCCCAAGTCAGGGAAACGTGAACTGGTCGGTAAGGTGTTCAATCTGTATGACAGCCGTGCTGAAATATTCGCTCTTGCGGGTTAAATTACCTCTTGACAATTCCTATTGGACATGTTAATATAGGATATAAGATGAGAAATAAGGAAACAGACATGACCCTCGAAAAACGCATTGAAACAGCAATTGCTGAGAATACTGACCCATTCACCACGGATGCAGATATTCGTTTCTTCGAAACAGAAGAGTGGAATAAAGAAGTGACGTTCATGTTGAGAGAAGGCGTGACACTAGGTACAAAGATCATTGGTAGCTTTGGTGGTTACACTGAACTCTGGAATGGTGAGGTTATTACAATCAGCACTTATGACACTGGCCCTACAACTCCAGAAGTCAAGGTCAAGTGGGACAATGGTTCTACTACTTGGATGTTGACAAGCGAGATTGACGCCAGTGGAGGAATTGGTTACTTCACAGAAGATGGTTATTATGAGTAAAAACTCGTTTGATGTTTTCAATTCTTTGAAGAGGAAATCAAAAAGTCGATATGTCGCGAATATGAGAAACAAGATTAGGGATAGGGACATGAACAAAAAAGATGACATGTCTTACCGTTCGAAATTGCGAATGTGTCCTGATATCTCGTTTGGTGATGGGGAAAAATCTATAAAAAAACTATGGGAATTGTGTGATGGATAAGATTGGCGCATTGACAGCAAATCTGCTCTATGAAAAGGTTGCGGTGATACACGCAGCATTTGAGGACGTGCCTCGGACTGTTGCGATGGTGAAAGTCTTAAAGACGGACACTGTGGATGCAAAATTGGAGACGGCCTTTGTGAAGACCAACAGCATCGATGATGCTTGGTGGAACAATGAGGGAGTTACCAAGATGTTTCCCGATGCAGCTTGTCGGAGTACCAGTGTTGGTGATATGGTTCTGATTGGTAAAGATAAGTATGTGTGTGATATGACGGGTTGGAAGACCCTAGATGGTGAGGAAGTACGATGAGTGACTTAGAAATGTTTGCTGAAGATGCAATTTGGGATGTTTTTGAGGCCACTGTAAAGGGTGGTAATCCTATTTCCTTTGAAACTGCTTACAAATACATAGTTGAAGGTGAACCAGGCATTGTCAACGGCCCATTTAATGGCGATAGAAATATGAAACCTTCTTCCGTGTTCAAGGGGTATTGTAAAAAATACTGGAAAATGAAGTTGTACGATGACTGATGAAATTGCCATATTAATGGAAAGACGCATTGAAAATGCTATGACGGCAAGAAGGAATGTCGGTTCATGTTGGGGTAAGAACTATTGGGATAATGTCGTTTCATATTTAATGAGACAAGCCAACAGAATTAACTAAATAATGGTATGATCACATTAACAGAAACAGCAAGAGACTATCTAAAATCAGTCAAAGATAACGACTATGTATCCCTCGGCGTAAAAGGCGGGGGATGTTCTGGATTCCAGTATGTATGGGACTTCTCCAAGAACTGGCCGGATACAAAATGGTCTGACCCCATTGATGATGTGCTAGTGATTGACCCTATGGCAGAACTATATGTATTTGGGTCAACTATCGACTATGTGACAGAGCTAGGGGGCAGTTTCCTCAAAATAATTAATCCCACTGCAAGCAGTAGCTGCGGGTGCGGAGATTCTTTTAACGTATAGGTTATTATTATGCAAACAATTGAACGAACAACCCTATCAGAACTGGTAGGTAATGAACAGTATGCGCGTAAGGTGCTTCCCTTTATACGAGGGGAGTACTTTGGTGATAGGACTGAGCGCATCGTATTTGAAGAGATACAGAAGTTCGTAGAGAAATACAATGCTCTACCTACCAAGTCAACTCTTGAGATAGAGATTGACACACGCCGTGATCTGAACGAAAGCGACATCAAACGTGTGTTGAATGTGGTTAAAGAACTAGAGAACGACAAAGACGTGAACTTTGATTGGTTGGTTGATACCACTGAGAAGTTCTGCAAGGATAAGGCGGTATATAATGCGATTGTTGAAGGAATTCAAATCATTGATGGAAAAGATAAAGAACGAGGCCCAGATGCAATTCCATCTATTCTCACTGACGCCTTGGCTGTTGGGTTTGATAATTCTGTTGGCCATGATTACCTTCTGGATGCAGATGCCCGATATAATTACTACCATACGATAGAGGAGAAGATTCCGTTTGATCTGGAATTCTTCAATCGTATAACCAAGGGTGGACTACCGCCTAAGACACTGAACATCGCACTTGCGGGTACTGGTGTTGGTAAGTCGCTGTTCATGTGTCATATGGCAGCCAACTGTATGAATCAGGGTAAGAACGTCCTTTATATCACCTTAGAGATGGCTGAGGAACGCATCGCTGAACGCATTGATGCAAACCTCATGAATGTGTCTATGGAAGATTTGCATGACCTACCAAAGACGATGTATGACAGCAAGATCAATAAGATCATCAAGGAGACAAATGGTCAGCTGGTGATCAAGGAGTATCCTACTGCATCAGCACATAGCGCACATTTTCGTGGTCTGATCAAAGAACTCGCTATAAAGAAATCATTTAAACCAGATATCATCTTCATTGACTATCTGAATATCTGTGCATCATCACGTTTCAAGGGGGCCGCAAATGTCAACTCTTATATGTACATCAAATCGATTGCTGAAGAACTTAGAGGGCTTGCAGTCGAAACTAACGTCCCAATTATGTCAGCTACGCAAACAACAAGAAGTGGGTTCACCAATTCCGATGTGGGTCTTGAAGACACTAGTGAGAGTTTTGGACTTCCAGCTACGGCTGACCTTATGTTCGCACTCATTTCTAATGAGGAGCTCGACGCGGTTAACCAAATCGCAGTCAAACAACTCAAAAACAGATACAACGACCCAACCATAAACAAAAGGTTCGTGATCGGCATAGACCGTGCAAAGATGCGACTGATGGACCTAGATGAGAGCCAGCAGGATGGCCTTGTAGACAGTAACCAGACAGAGGAAGTGGACGATTTCGATACGCCTACGTTTGATAAGACGGAGTTTGGTACGGGTTGGCAAGTATGAAGATTATTGACGATTATCTTCCACAGGATGATGTGGATGCACTCAACAATCTACACATAGAGTACGCGAAGGTACATTGGATAGGTGCTGCATCTGACCCGAATACCAATGCACTGACACAACTGGTACATTCGACATACAAATACCTAGAAACGTCCACATTGGGTGCCACAGCGTGGTATAACGTGCGGCCTATAGACCCTGTGTGGCATAACGATATTTTGTCCTACTGTGACAACTATCCAGCCGGAGAGCTTCCTGAGTCCACGTTCATATACTATATGAGGAAACCAGACAGTGGCGGTCACCTAGAGTTCGGTGGAAAAGAATGGACACTGGATACAACAGTTGAACCTATACCTAATCGACTCGTATACTTCGATGCAACGCTGTCGCATAGGGTACAACCATATACAGGTAATAGAGTATCAATCGGTATAGTCTGGTGGAAGATCACACCTGATAGATATGAAGAGCAGAAAATAGACGAATACAACGTACTAGAGAGGGTATGGAAATGAGAAAAATTGAAGAGAGCCAATATGCATTTATCACAAAGGATAAGTATGACCACCCTGCTGTGGTGATGCTAGAGGGTGAATATAAGGGTGTTGCATGGGGTTATACCTCTGTGAGCATTCCAAAGGTGGATGAGCTCAAAGACAGTGCAAAACTGAAATGGGAATTCGAGATCATAGACAGTGCTGGTAGAGAATGGGATGAGTTCAAGAACCAATCATTCGTAGACCTCATGGGTGATATTCTCTCTGATCAGATAGATGAACAACTAGAGAATGGTAAGTTGCAATTTAACTCAGAGCCAGACGAATAGAAACGGCAACAGAAACAACGGCCATCCGATACGAACACAATCCAGTGCAACCACTATAGGATTTGCACCAGATAACTTGGCGGCCGCAAATGCCGCCAGTGC